GGGGCAGGGGGCGAGCTCAGGCCAGGGGGAGCACGCCGGACGCCGGCGGGGATAGGGCGGGGGCGCGCGCGCCTATGCCCTACCTACCCCCTACCTACCGCCTACCTACCCCGGAAAAGGAAAGGGGGCAGGGCGCGAACCCTACCCCCTGACTACCTACCGCCTACCTACCGCGCCACGTTTCCAGCGCTGTCAGGATTAAGGCCAGGGTGATCACCGCGAGCGCGTGCAACATTAGGCGCGGGGGTTTTCCGTTATTAGGATAAAGCACCCGGTGCGCTTGCGGTAGTCCTCAGCGGCAGCGCATGCGTCCGCGAGCGTAGCAAACCAACGCGGGCGGGGTGTCCATAGTTTAAAGCGGCGCGTGCTCATTTGCTTTCCCCCTTTCCTTCCGCCTTCGCGTCGTTCCAGGCGTCGCGGCATGCGTTCATGATCTCAGAAAATCCGCCGACGTCTTGCCATACTTCAAACGCCTTGCGAATGGCGCGCATTTCTTCGCGGTTCGGTTCTTCGCTGCCGGGGTGCGTTGCGCCGGCGTCGTCACATTCCCAATACTCCGACAAGTCGGACGGGGTGACGATCAGGGCGACGCACTCCCCCGCGATTTCGCGGCGCGCGATTTCTCGGGAAAGGTCGTCAAGCGGGACGGCGGACAAGTCCGGCGGGGTGGGGGTGGGTTCGGTGCTCATGTTTTTTGTGGGGGTGATGGGTTAGGAATAAATGCCGGCGTCAATCGCGTCGGGGTTTGGGTAAATCTGGCGCGCGTGGTCAGCGAGCGCGGCACCGGGCGCCCATCCCGGCAGGGGATCGTCGGAAAGGTGCGCGACTTTCTCCGCGTCTTTAACCAGGTTCAGCGCGGCGCGCTCAATCCAGCGCAGGCCGTCCGGGTCATGCTGCGGCGCGTCCGTCCGGGCAAAGGCGCGGAGCACGTCGCCGGCGATCTCAGCATGAAGCACGCGGGCGAAGTTAAGCAAACAGCGCGCGCGCTTGCGCGTCAGGTGCGGGGCGTAGTAGCCCGACGGGATGCCGTTGCAACGGGCGATCCCGGAAAGCATGCTATTAAGCGAGCGTCCGGCGTCCTTCATTACCCATCCAAGGCGCTGGATTTGATAACGCGCGCCGTCATAATCCTTTACGGGTTCGAGGTGCCGAAGGGCGGCGCGGGCGACGCGCTCAGCGGCTCCCCGGATTTCCGTCGGCTGATATTGTCCTGCGCAGTATTCCCAATCTAAGCGGCATGGGTTGAAGCTGAAACGATCGGAAAGCGCGGAGGCGATTAACTGCCAGCCGGCGGCGCGGGCGTTCTCGCGCAGGCGCGGGGCATCTTCCGGGGTATGCCAGGAACGCGGAGAGGCGGCGAAGTCGCGCAGCGCGACGCGGAGGCCGGCGGTTTGCTTCTCGATCGTGCGGCGGTCTTGACGATAGCCGGCGGCGTCGGAATAATCCGCGCTTTCGAGTTTCACGGCGGAGCGCGAAAGCGCGAGCGCGGCGAAGCTGTCGAACGCCTCCGCCGGGTTAAAGGCGGGGACGTCGATCGACGCGGCAGGGGTTGCGGTTGCGGGGGATTTGGCGGGGGTGGGATTGCTCATGGCGGAGGCATAAGAGCACGACCAGGGGAGAGAGTAAAGAACAATTTAATTTATTCTTTACCCCCTGCCCTTGCCCCTATCCCGCCGGGGTCAATCCTGCCGGGGCTTGCGCTTGCGCTTTCCGTTCCCCTTGCGGCGCGCCGGCAGCGCGGCGGAGACTTGCGCGGGGCTGAGCTCAGGGAAGGGGGACGCGGAGACGATCGCGGCGGCGGGGGCGACGTCGGCCACGGTTCCAGGTTCGACGACGGGGGCGGGGGTTGCCTTGCTGCCGGTTAGATCAATCCGGGTGGGAAGGGAGAAGAACCAGCGCACCGCGTCCCACAGCTCCCGAGCGTATTGACGGAGCAAGCCGACCCATGCCGTCCACGCGGACGGGGCGGCGGGTTCGACGGCGGCGCACGCGGCGGGGTCGTAGGTGTAGGTCTTCCAATCGCCTACCTCGAAGCCTACCCCGAAGCCTACCCCATGCCCTACCTCGACGCCTACCTCGGGCTTGTAGTCCATGAGGTCAGATACGTCGTCGATAGAATAGCCTACCTTGCCTACCTTGCCCTTGCGCTTGATCGGGGTGATGCCTTGGCCGGAGAAGCGTACCTTCTCGCCTACCTTGTACCTACCTCCACCCGGAAGCAGGACGGTGTTACCTTGGAGTTTCTTGATGATAGTCCTACCCCGAGGGGTCTTTTTGCGTTTATTTCGTTTCATGGTTTTGAGAGAGAGTAGCGTTCACGGCGGCGATGCGACTGCCGATCCAGAACATACAAGGGACTGCCATTGAGTTACCGCAAGCCTTATACCGGGGGCCGTCGGGACATTCATCCTCGGGCTTGCCCTTCCAGCTGATGCGTGACCAGTTGTCGGGGAAACCTTGCAGGCGTTCGCACTCGACAGGAGTCAGGCGACGAACTGCCATCGGGGTGGCGATGTGCGGCTGCACCACCGCATGAGTCGTCCGGGTATCACCAAGGTCGAAGTTGTTCAGCGTGTTGCTGGCGTCGGCTGGAACCCAAGTCTCGTTGTCGGTCGTGGAGCAGTCTCGCTTGGACTTGCGGTAAGGGATGGCAACGCCAGGGGCATAGTTAAGACTGTAACCGCCTGTGCTTTTAGACTGAATGGTTCCTACTGTTCCGTCTCGCTCAAATCGTTCGTGCCGGAAATCAACTCCAATCGGGCCGCTTGCCTCAACGCCTGCTCCAGCATCGGCGGAAGGGCTTTTCCTCTTTTTGTTGCCCGTCTCAAGATACCCGCGCAAGCCTTCGCGGAGAGATAAAACCTCTGCGGGAGCTCGCCAGTCTCCAAGACACGCGACAACGAAGACTCGACGACGACGCTGGGGAACTCCGAAGTGTTGAGCGTCCAGGATTCGCATGGCCCACCCATAGCCGAGTTGCCCCAACGCCCCGACGAAGGAACCAAAATCCCGTCCTCCGTTGCTACTGAGGAGACCTGGCACGTTCTCGTAGACCACCCAGCGGGGTTTGAGTTTGTCAACCAGTCCAAGATAGGTGAGGGTGAGGTTGCCTCGGGGGTCTTGCATCCCGCGCCTAAGACCGGCGACTGAGAATGACTGACAGGGGCAACCGCCCACAAGAAGGTCGATTGCTCCGGGTTCGAGAGGCCATGATTGGTATTCGGTGAGTGAGCCATAGTTTGGGGTGTTAGGGAAACGGTGTTTGAGGATGGCGCATGGGAAAGGTTCGATTTCCGAGAACGCCACAGGCTTGAAGCCAAGCGGATGCCAAGCGACAGACGCTGCCTCCATGCCGGAGCATACGGAAACGTAGCGCAAGGGAACGACGGGTGTGCTCATCGGATTGTTGTGATATGTGTATTGATTATCGGTTAGGGGGGGGGTGGCTATCCATTGGTCGGGATGCGTGGCAATCGTGAACACCCTGTCTTGGGAGTACAATGCGCCGACGCCGCCCTGGATGCCAGCCTTGATCGGGCCTCCCTTGATGCCGGTAGCGTTACCGCCGCCACGCACCTTGAAGGCCCAAGGCTTCATAGACGCTGTACCTCCACGGCTTCGCGCGCCATGTATTCAGGCAGGCGGTCTTGGCTGTAATGCCAGTACATCTTGCCGAACACCCGGCCAAGGATGGGGATGAGTTCGCGCTTCGGGTGCGTCAGGCGGTGGAACACTTCGACGTGCCAGTCGCCGTCAAGGAGCTCAGTGGCCGTCACCTCGACGAACATGAATGGCATGTCGTTGTTCGTGAACTTGATGTATTTGCGGTGATCGGGCTTGATGTGCAGTTCGTTCAGCACGTCAATCTTCACCCATGTGGTCTGGCCTTTCATCGGATATCGGCGTTGAGGACGGCCTGGAGATAACGCGCGCGGAACTTCGAGCAGTCCTCGCCGGGGTTAGGTTCGACCTTCACGTTATTGATCTTGCTGTCGTACAGGCGGACGGCCCAGGCGAGGTTGTCCCAGAGCTTAGCGTACTTCTGGTACTTCATGACCTTCTGGGAGACGGTGATCTCCTTCGATGAGGTCTTCGGGTCGCGGCAGGCGTACACCAGGGCGCGGACGGTGCCGCCGGTCATGCGCTTGATGCTCTCGTCGTTCAGAGCCATACGCAGTCGCATCTCGCAACGGCGCGTGAGTTCGCCGTATTGAACGGCTTCGGATACGCTGCTGAAGCGCACCGACTTTTTAGGTGATTTGGTTTTCATGCACAGGGGTTATCCCACCCTGCTACATGACAGTCAACTGCAAAAAATTACTGCCCTTTATTTTCTTTCGGGTCAGGCAGGGAGGTGACGTCGATGATCGTCGGGCTGAGCATCTTATTGATATCGTCGGCGGAGATGCGGAGTTCAGCCTTGATGTTCACCGTGGGGGTAGCCTCGGTCAGCCCGTTCAGCTTGTCAATAGCGATGGCGGTCGGGAGCATGAGCTGGCCGATGGGGATGTTCTCGACCTCGCTGTCGAGGCGCTCGACGGCCTTGCCGATGAAGGAAGCTAAGCGGGCGGCGGTGCGGCGCTTGAACGCTAGGATATCCAGCTTGCCCTCGTCCTCTAGGTTCTTACGGATATCAGCGACGACATGCCGATCCACGCCGGTCAGGGCTGCTACCTCGGAGGGCGGAACGCCGTTCTGAAGGAGCTTCTCGGCCTTCTTCTTCGCCGGCTTAGGCGACTTGCTGCCAGCATCCCCTACCTTGCCTGCCAGTCGTTCGTGCTTAGGTTCCAAATCCATGTTATAACCTTGGCTTATGGAAAGTAATTGTCAATCTAATACCCACTACCCATGAGGCTGAAGACGAAAGACATCCCGGCGACGCGCCTGAAACTAATGAAATTGCAGGGAAATGCGTGCCTTTTGTGTAATATTCCGCTGGAGAATAACAACCCCTGCCTCGACCACGATCACCAGACGGGGCGTATCCGTGGGGTGCTGTGCGGGAACTGCAACGGCATCGAGGGCAAGATGTTCAACCTTTCTCGTAGAGGGCGAAGGGGCAGGACGTCGGCTGAATACGTCGCGTCTATCCTGGCTTACTGGGAGGCCGCTGAGATGTACCCGCATGACCTCTGGCACCCGAACCATAGGACGCCGGACGAGAAGCGACTGCTCCGAAATAAACGTGCTCGGCTGAAGCGGAAAAGGTTGACGAGTAAATAACTGTTGGCCTAGGGTGAACTCGCCATGAGCAAACCCAAATCCAAATCCACGTCAGAAAACATCCACCCCGCCGGCGTCACTGTCGGCATGCCCGACACGGAGTACTTCGCGATCAAGGCGCTGTCCGCCTCGTTCCTGAAGAAGTTCCGGGTCAGCCCCCTGCGCGCGCAGACCGACGACTTCGACGGCTCCGCCGCGACCGACCTCGGCTCGTTCATCCACGCCTCGCTGCTCAGCCCGTCTGAGCTCTCGAACTTCGCGTGCCTCCCGACCACGGGTGAAGGCAGCAAGAACGCGCGCGCTGCCTGGAAGCAGGCTAACCCCGACGGCGTTCTCCTCTCGCCCGCCCAGATGGACAACGGGAACGCGGTCATCGAGAAATTGAAGAAGCACCCTGAGTTCGCCGCCGTCGCCAGCCACCCCGACGTGCTCAAGGAAGTCGTCCTCCAGTGCAAGCACCCGAAGTTCGGCTTCCCGATGAAGGCTAAGCTCGACCTGTTCATCCCCTGCACGACCATCGGGGACGTCAAGACGTTCGGTGCCGAGATGACTAAGCGCGCGCTGTACTACCGGATCATCGAGAGTGGCTATGACCTTCAGCTCGCGCATTACCGGCGCATGGTTCAGATGATTTACAACCGCACGCCTGACACGATGGAGTTGTATTTCGCTGAGACTGAGACGGCAGGCCATGACGTCTGCACCGTGAGCATCGACGACGGCTGGCTCGCCATGGCTGAGATGAAGCTCGACGGGCTGTACGAACAGTACGCCGACTGCCTTGAGTCTGGCGTCTGGCCGGGTGTGAACTACGGCAAGAAGCTCACCCTGACCCTCGGAGAGAAGTTCTGATGCACGTCATCAGCCAAGCCTTCGCTGGCATCTGGATCCCCAGGGAGGTCGCCCTGGACAAAGACCTGAACCCTCTGGCTAAGGTTCTGTACGCGGTCATTCAGGCGCTAGACACCAAGGGGTGCTACGCCTCGAACGCTTACCTCTGCGAGATCGTCGGGTGCAACAAGCGGCACATCCAAGGACTCATCAATGTCCTCGTCGAGAGGGGGCTGGTGGTGCGCTCTGAGATCGGTTCGGGGAACGCCAAGACCCGGCTGCTGACCACCGCTACCACCCTCGCTTTACAGGCTAGTACCCCATGCACCACAGTGCATCCCCCCATGCACTCCAGTGCATCCCCCCCATGCACCACAGTGCATCCTAATAGAAAAGAAGATAAGAAAGAGGATAAAGATACCCCCTTACCCCCTTGGGGGGAGGGGATGGCGAAGGCGTGGGATGAGTGGGTTGAGTTCCGGAAGGAGAAGAAAGCCCGCCTCACTGCGACGACCGTCACCAAGCAGTTCGAGCTCCTCGCTAGTCTGTCCTCCGAGGCCGAGGCCATCGAGTGCATCCAGCAGTCCATCCGGAATGGCTGGCAAGGGCTGTTCCCGCCCCGCCACGTCCTTATGCCGAAGCGCCCAACCCTGAAGGCTGAGGATCACAGTCGTGGCTTCTGAGTGCCGTGGGTGCAAGGGGCCGGCAACGCCGGTCTGGGACGTGAACGCGAAGAAGGTCATCTCGACGTATCGCGTATGCCGTTCGTGCGCCGAGTCCGGCAGGGCCACCTGGCACTCCTTCCCTTTCGACTTCGTTCGCATCTTCGACGAGAAGGGGCTGGTCTTCTCTGAGGTACACCCCCTGATGCCTGAAGCTTACAGGACAACCCGGCAAGACCAGCTCCCCTCCGATCGCATGCGTAAGGCGTTCGACTGGGTGCCGGGGGAGAAGCGCAGCCTGCTGCTCCACGGGACGACGGGGTGCGGTAAGACGCGCGTCGCTTGGTCTATCTTTAATCGCATGTGGCTACAAGCCTTCCCCCTCGACGCTCAGTTCCTCCCTATGCGTAAGGTGGACGGGCTTATCGAGAAGGGGTTCGATGACCGCGACCACGGCGGGGTGATTGATTACCTGATCGAAGTTCCCCTGCTGGTGCTCGACGACTTGGGCAAGGAGAGAATGACGCAACGCCTTGAGTCCGACCTGTTTGCGGTTATTGATGAGAGGACGGCGAACAATAAGGTTACAATCATCACGACGAATTATACCAGCCAAGGGTTGCAGGAGCGCTTCTCGAACGCCGAGACTGGCCCTGCCTTCATCCGTCGGCTCAAGGATTACTTCCAAGCAGTAGGAGCATGAGCTACAAGATTTCCCAGCATGGCCTCGGCCTGAACTTCCAGGTTCGATCAACGAGCCGCACGAACGTCGTGCATATGGTTGACCTGAAGGACGAGCGCTGTTCCTGCGAGAACTGGGTGTGCAAGCTCGGTCGGCCTGAGATGGCGGACAAGCCCATCGAGGAGCGTCGTTGCAAGCACATCAAGGCGTGCCGGGAGTGGCTCGCTGACTACGTTATCTCTAAGGTTCGTGACTGACATGGGTCTTTTTACGAAAATTACCGCCGTGGTTTGGGGACTATCCCTGAACGCCTATACCATCGACTCGGTAATGCCAGCGGTGGCTGCGGTGGAGTCCGGGCATGACTACCGGGCTATCGGGGACGGGGGTCGTGCGGTGGGGGCTTGGCAAGTGTGGTCGGTTGCCTGGGACACGGCGAACGAGTGGCGCGTCAAACATCGTATGACCCCTATATCCCGGTGGCGCTGGCGTGATCCCGCTGCCCAACGGAGCATCTGCTACGCCCTGCTGAGCTGGCATCATGAGCGCCTCGTAGCGAACGGGGTGCCCAGCCCTAGCATCCAGCAGCTCTACCTTTCCTTCTCCATGGGTCATGCCGCCTTCAAGGGCATCGGCTTTAATCCTCAGCTGGCGCCTGCCCGGAAGCGGGACGCGGCTGACAGGGTGCGTAACTTATGTCCATAAAGCAGAACCTACAAGACGCCCAGGCTATGCTGCGAAGCATAGACCTCATCGCCAGCGACGCGATGAAATACCACGAAAGGATTGAGAAAGAGAACATCTTCCTCTACACCCGGCACCGCGACCTTATGCACTCCCTGCATATGTTCCTCACGGAGCATGGCCGGGACATGGAGAGCGAGGAGGCCGAGGAGCTCAAGGTCATCGTCAAACGGCACGCCGTCCTGCTCGCTGAGTTCGAGGCTACGAAAGGCCCGAAGATTGTTGTTGACGCCGACTGGGACTTCGACGAATAAACACTCGCTACATCAAGCATACACAACCATGAGTCACGAAATCATCAATCAACTCCGAGCTCCTTTCCCTGCTGACCGCATCGAATGGCGTATCGGTTCCTCCGGCGACAAACAGGACGGCTCCGTGTGGGCGCGCTGTCTCGCCTACATCGACAACCGAGCCGCCATGGAGCGTCTCGACGACGTGTTCGGCATGAACTGGTCGCACGCCGAAGCCTTCCATCAGGTCGGCGGGCAGGCGGTCTGCGTCGTCACGATCAGCATCGGGAACCATCCGTACGGCGACTTGTTCCTGAGCCGCACCGTCACCGGCTCCTGTGCTGTCGAAGCCAACGGCGATATCGACCCGTTCAAGTCCGCTGCCTCTGGCGCCATGAAGCGCGCGGTGGTGAACCTCGGCATCGGTCGTTACCTGTACGACCTCCCGGAAGCCTGGGCGACCATCGACCCGAACGGCAAGTACGACGGCAAGACCAAAACCCAGCGCTACCGCTGGAACCCGCCTGCCCTCCCTGAATGGGCGCAGGCTGGCTCGACTGGTGCTCCTGCCCCGGTCGTCGAAGTCCGCACCGTCGCCCCTGCCCCTCGCCCTGCTGCCGCCCCTGCCAAGCAGACCAAGGCTACCATGGTTCTCCCGAAGGAAGTCGATGACGTCCTCGATAACGCCACGAAGGTCAAGGTAATCGCCCGCCCGCATGAAGGCATCCCTGCCTCGGCTGGCAACGGCGCCGACCCTGTGATCCCGTTCGGCAACAACAAGGGCAAGACCATCAGCCAGCTCAGCGAACGCGACCTGGACTACTGGGCGAACAAGTGGGAGCCGCGCCCGTGGGAAAAGACCGGCAAGGTCAGCCCGAAGGACGCCGCCCTCAAGGACGCCGCTGTCGCGCTCTGGAACAAGACCAAGGGTGGTGCCGCTAAGCCCGCCGCCCCTGCTGATATCGAAGTCCCAGCGTACGAAGAACCGATTGACGACATTCCGTTCTAAGTCATGGCCGAGCACATGCTCAAGATGGTCGGCCTCTCCAAAGACAGGGTGCAAGCCCTGCTCTCTGGGGGGTCGGCTCGCCGGCCTAAGCCGCCCTCTGCTTACACCGATAACTCTGACCTCAAGCGCCACGATCGTGTCGCCAAGGCTTACGAGATGGTGAAGGCGGGTGCCGTTGTAGCCACAGCGTGTCAGTCGTGGGGCGTGCGTATCGTGGAGGTCGATCAGTTCGCCCGGACTAACGGCCAGCCTATCGTCGGCACGTTCCACGCGCGCTCGGAGAGCAAGAGCCGCATCGGTTACGAGCTCGCCGTCAAGGACGGCATGCAGAAGGCAGTGAAGGACGCTGGCGTGACCCGTGAGGCCATCTACGCCTACGCCCGCCGCTACCGCCTGCCTCCCCCTGAGAGGGCTAAGTTCCAATGAGGCAAGTCATTTTAGTGACGGGGTATGCCAGGGCGGGCAAGGACACGTTCGCCTCGGGGCTGAGGGCTTGCTGCCCTACCCTAGTCAGGGTGCAGTTCAGCTCCCCCTTGAAGGAAGCGGCGAGCCTAGCGTTCAGTCACTTCGGCCAGCAGATAGACTTCTTCGACGACGCCATCAAGGAACAGCCGCGCTACCGGGAAGTCCTCCTAGCCATGGGCAAGGCGGCTACTGACGTCCAGACCGGGGTGTTCGCTGAGGCTGCGCTGGTGAACGTCAAGCGCTTCCTGAACCAAGGATACCACGTCGTCCTGACGGACTGGCGCCGGCCTATCGAATACGAGGTAGTCCGATCGGGGCTGGCCTCCATGCCCGACGTCAAGGTCAGGGCGGTGCATGTCAGTCAGACCGGGCAGATGGCTCAGTCCCCATGGGAGGAACAGAACGTCCAGGGGTGCCTAGCGAACGTGGATACGCATCTCATCGAGGCCGACCACGGCGACCGCCAAGCCCTATTTGACCAAGCTCGGGTTGTCTCTACCCTCTGGAACCTATGCTAACTAACATCATCGCCATGGGTGACAACCACGGGCATCTAGCCTGTGATGACACCCTAGACGCTATCATGGAGGGGGTGTCCCGGTATCGCCCGAAGTACCGCGTTCACCTAGGCGACAACTGGGACATGACCTGTCTCCGGAAGGGCATCGAGAATAATTCTAAGGAGGCCATCGACAACCTCCGCGAAGACCTAGACGCGGGGATTAGTTGGATAAGGCGCTATAAACCCACGCATTTTTTATTCGGCAACCATGAGTGGCGGGTGTACGAACTCCTGCATAACACCGACAGCATGTCCAAGGCTCGCAAGGCTCAGGACGTCATCGACGAGATGAAGCGCGAGCTCAGGGCGGTGGGGTGCAAGGTCATCAAGCCGTACGACGTCCGGGATTGCAAGATTACGATCGAGGGCATCGACTTCATCCACGGCATGAGCCATGGGCGGAACGCTCTGCTCCAAGACCAAGCCACCTACGGCACGCCTGGGCATGGGTTCGCCATGGGGCATCTGCACCGCGAGGAGCAGCTGAACTACCAGCACATCGAAGGCGGGGCAGCGTTCCTGTGCGGGTGCGCCATGGATATCTCCTTGGCTAATTACGCCCTCAGACGCAGTGCCACGCTCCGGTGGCAGAACGGCTTCCTGCGGTTCGTCACGGACGGCAGCAAGTACAAGGGTTATCAGATCCACCGCTGGGACTCTAAGCACTGGGTGTTCGACGGCGAGCTCTGGTCGTCTGGCCGTAAGCGGAAATAATTAGTTGACGGGCGGCTTGGGTCGTTAAGACTACACAAGCCATGAATGAACCTAATGACCTAATCCAGCGCCAAGGCTTTGAGGCTTGGGCTGACAACATCATCGTGAATGTCATCGAAGACTTGGGGACGACTCCGTTCGAGTACGTCGCTGAGGAGGATGACGTCACCGTCCACGTCCGTCTTCAAGACGGCAGCGTGTCCGCTACCATCCGGGCTTACATCCCCGGCAAGGGCTGGCACTACCACGATCGCGTCATCAAGATGGGGGCGCGCAAGTGAGCGAGCCGAAGCGGTACCATCTTTATGCTGGATTGGAATGTCAGGCTTTCACGAAGGCCGAAGCAGTCCTGAAGTTCAGCGAAGAAGATGATGGCATCTGGGTTAAGTGGGAGGACTACGCCCGCCTCAAGGCCGAGGTCGAAGGACACAAGCATACGGCATATTCAATCGGCATGCTTCAGGACAAACTTACGCAAAAGTGCCAAGACTATGTTGCGGCGCAGAGACAGAATGAAGCAAATGTCCAGCGCGTGCGTGATCTCAACGCCCAAGTCGAACTACTCAAAGGCCAAGTGAACTACTGGAAGATTGAAGCCGAGTGCGACCACGGGCGCTGGTTGCGATGCCTGGAGGACTTGGAGAAACTCCGGGCTTCGTCCTTCGTCACCGCTGTGCCGGTCGAACATTACGAGCGCGTCATAAAGGCAGGGGATGAACTTGAGCGAGTGCTTACGAGCAAGATGTCTTCTTACGAAGTCGGAAACGCCTCGTTTCAATGGCGAGCCGCCAAGGAGGGCAAGCAGCCGTGAAGAAGCGACGGCCTGAAATCATGAAGCCCGGACTCAAGCAGCTCACGCCGTACGAGAAACGACTTGCTACTCAGGTGAACAAAGCCGACCGTGATCGCTGGGCTGA